TGAGGCAGAGTCAAACTTAATAACAACTGGATATTTAACAACTGGCAATATTCGTTTTGGAACACTAGAGCCAAAGAACTTTAAGCGTCTTGTTGGACGCGGTGAGTTTACATATGGCACATTTGTTCTTGAAACTGTTGACATGAACGGTGCTGAGTATGAGCATATTTCATATGACTCTACAGTATCTTCTATTGAGGTTGGAACTAACCAGCCAAATGCAGCCCGTGAGTATGTAGCCTATAAGTTTGTATTTAATCGTGATAGTACGACCACTTCACGTGGTCCAGTATTTAAGGGCTATCAGGTTAAGGCTACTATTGCTACCCCACGCCAGCGTTTAATTACATATCCTGTATATAACTTTGATACCGAAGCAGACCGCAATGGTGTTGTTATTGGATACAAAGGCAGAGCATTTGAACGCATGATTCAATTAGAAGAACTAGAACAATCTGGTGATATTGTATTATGGCAAGATTTAAATACATCTGAACTACGCCAAGTACAAATTGAAAAAACATTCTTTACTCGCATGACTCCACCTAGCGCAGCATTTTCTGGATATGGTGGAATCATTGAGATTACTGTAAGGACGGTCTAATGAACGCAACAGAATGGGCTGGATTTGCAGTAGCAATTATGACTCTAGTTGCTGGTTTTACAGCAGCAATTAGATGGCTAGTACATCATTACCTAAGTGAACTAAAACCTAATTCAGGTAGCAGTATGAGGGACGCAGTTAATATCAACACCGAACGATTGGACCGAGTTGAACAACGCGTTGACCAGATTTACCTCTTACTTTGCGAGAGAGAAATCAAGTAAGTTATTAATATTACTTACACTAATAGGAAGTACGTTTCTTTTACATCCCCAAGCACATGCAGGAACTGCTTACGCTGATGTAACTTGTGCCAAGCAAGATGGCACACAACAGACATATCAAATTGGATGGGATTATAGTAACCAGTTCTTTGCAAACAGAGGATACATCCCTAGATTATTTTGTGAGGGCGGATTTGCACCACCAGGATTCAATATTTACGTTAGTGATAATCTTTCTGATAGTTCTACTGGTTACTACAATGGCGTAGTTCCTACGCCTGTAGTTACACCACAGCCAGAAACATCAACTGCTACCGAGAGTCAAACGGCTTCGGAAACTGTGACCGTCCCTTCGGAGACCGCAACTTCTTCTGAGACGGTGACTGCTCCTGTGGAAAATGAGACTGCGACTCCTTCAACTTCTGAAAGCGTGACTGCTTCCGAGTCTGTACCTGCAACTTCTGATACTCAGACTTCCACAGTTGAGACACCTTCTGCGACGCTCGATACTCCGACTTCAAATGTTGAATCTGTAACACCTGTGCTACCAACAGAAACATCAACGGTAGATACCCAAACAGTAGAATCAATTCCAACACCAGAAGTTACTCCTTTGCCTCAACCTGTACCCAGCCTACCCACTCCTCCTGTGGCAGTGGAGCCTGAACCAACTCCTGAACCTGTGGCTCCAGAACCTCAACCTGAGCCTCAGCCTCAACCAGAGCCTGAGCCTGAGCCCGATATCGTCGAGGAAGAGGTGATTGAGGAGCCTTTGGAAGAGACTCTACCAGTGCCTGAAGAGCCTTTGCCTGACGAGCAACCTTCTGAACGTCCAGAAGAAGAAGAAATAGATGAGATTCCAGTTGAGGAAATTGTTCAGGAACCGAGCGAAGAGTCACCTGTGTCTCAACCTCAGCCTGTTCAAGAACCGCAACCAATCGTTGTACCTGAAGTTTCACCAGTGGCTCCAATCGTTAGTGAGCCAATGGTAACACTAGATAACGGAGTAGTGTTGACAGAAGAGGAAGCAGAAGCAGTCGTGTTGCTATCTAATCCTACAGAATTATTAGCAGAATTATTTACAGACCCAGCCGCAGCCTTGGCTGCGTTAGGGTCAGTTGGTGCAGACATGACACCAGAAGAAAGAGAAGAGTCTGAAAAGGTAGTGGTATCTGCCATTATCGCAGGGGGCATAGCAACACAAGCAGCGGCATCAGCCGCTGGAGCCGCCGCATATAGGAGAAAACCATGAAGAACTTCCTGTCAGATTTAGCAAACCAATTATGGACATTCTTAGGAATGTTCATTGCATGGGTAGTACTAGACGGGTCAGCCAAATCAGTTGTTGGTTACTTTATAGTAATTACCTTTGTCGCACATGTTGTGACATTTAGACTACGTAACCCAAAGGAATAATTATGGATACATTTAAGAATGTAATGATGAGAATTTTTGCTGTAATTGCAGCAGAGTCTCTTGGAGTTATCGGTGCTGGCTCTCTTGTTGGTATTGAAGTATGGCAGGCAGCAACACTTGCAGGTGCATTAGGTGCAGCAAGAGTTCTTGAAGCGCTTGCACGCTTCTATCTAGCAGATGGAAGTCTGACATCAGAAGAAATTAACGCAGCCTTTGCAAAGGTTGATAAGAAGGCGAGTGAATAATATGGGTCAACGTAATGACTTTATTGAAGTAGCAAGAGGAGAACTCGGAGTAATTGAGGGACCTAAAGATAACGAGACAAAGTATGGTGCTTTTACTAAGGCTAACTTCCTGCCTTGGTGTGGCTCATTCGTGAATTGGTGTGCAAATGAAGTGGGACTTAAGATTCCTAATGTGGTCAGCACAGTTAAAGGCGCTGAAGCGTTCATTAAAAAGAATCAGTGGGAAAAAGTAAGTGAAGCAACTCCACTACCTGGGGATATTGTTTTCTTTGATTTTCCCAACGATGGTGTGGACCGCATTAGTCATGTTGGAATCGTGGTTAAAGATAACGGAGACGGAACTATAACCTGCATTGAGGGCAACACAAGCCCTGATAAGAAAGGCGACCAGCGTAATGGTGGTCAAGTCTGCAAGAAGATTCGTGCTTACAAAGTTAAGAACGGACCTGCACTAAAGAAGTCACTGCCAATTTATATCGTAGGCTTTGGCAAGCCTGTCTTCAAGTCATAAGGAGTAACAATGGATACAAAGAAGTTAGTTGCAATTGCAACCACATACGCTCGTGCTGCTGTTCCATCAGTAGTAGCCCTATATGCAGCAGGAGTTACAGACCCTAAGACTTTGGCATATGCATTTGCCTCAGCCTTTATTGCCCCACTCTGGAAGGCTTTAGACCCTAAAGCCAAGGAGTTCGGCATTGGAAGCAAGAAGTAAACACCTCATTTTAGGGGCCTAGCAGCCCCGTAGAGACTAAAAAGCCCCCGTTCAGGTATCTTAACCTACCTGACGGGGGTCTTTTTTCTATTTAGCGAGTCTTCTTTTTGGCTGCAGTCTTCTTGGCTGGCTTCTTAACTGGTTCATCCATTTCATCACAGATATCACAGTAGTCATCACAGTCATCCCAGTCTGCCCCTAGCCAGGATTCGTACTTATATTCTAGTTTTGATAGACGCTTCTTAAATCTATAACTATGAATCTTTAGTGCTAGATAATCGCTAAAGATTTCTAGTACTTTATAGATTGCAATAGCAACAACAATACTAAATACAATTGTAAAATCAATCATTCATATATCCTATCTGACACAAGCGGTATCGCTGTGATACCTAGTCTTTTTCTTTCTTCTCTCCGAATCTTCTCGGATGTATTTGCCCACCATCCTAGCACGTAGTAGCGCAAGGAATATTCTTTACACTCTGATATGACTGGACATGCTGAGCAAATTCTTTTTATCATGGGAAGGTTGTCGTACATAGTTGATTCACCTACAGTGAAGAACTGCTCTGTATCTGTGCTTGCACAGTTGGCTTGGTCCATCCACTTTATTTCATCCACTCTAACCTCCTATAAAGTTATCTGCCCAATCATTCCAAAAGTCAATCCAGTAGTCAATATCATTTTTTTCTTCTAGTTTGCTTTCGTGGCCTGACATTATCCTCCTGTGGAGTAAAAGCCTGGTGCATTAAACTTAATTGCTGGAGCAGACCAGAGGCGCTGCATAGTTCCACTACACGTAGAACAAATTGGTGGTATGTTTTCATTTGTTTCTATTACCTCACTACAAGTCATACATTTAAAATCATATAATGGCATTATTCACACCCATCTATTTCTGTCGGTGCAGTTGTAATTGTTCCACACTCTATGCACTCTTGTGCTAGGTCGTACCAACCGACTGCTCTAGTATCTTCATCCCACATAACTGTAATTCTAAACATCATACAGCCACATATACAGGCGAATGTAGGCTCACCTCTGAGGTCTACTTTAGACTGCATGTTCTTCTTCTTTCACTACATCATCTTCGTGGTATGGTCGCCATCCACCTAGATTCTTAATTAAAGAACTTATCGCACGCTGTACCTTCATGCGTGCACCATCTGGGGTACTATCCATATCTTTGGCTAGTAATGCCCAGTCAGGTGAGTCTATGCTAAAGCGTAAGCGAAGAACATTCTGCTTGGCTTCGCTTAGTTTTTCAAATGCATGGGATATATCGCTGCGTAAAGCCAACCAGTTGTTACCTTCTGCATCGTTACCTGTTCCAAACTTAGCGTTTAGGTCTTGAATGCTAACTGGAATTGAATATGTACCTGCAATAATTGAAGGTAGGAATGCTTCAACAACTGTGGCATCATAGTAATAAAGGTCGGATGAATCGTAACCAGACTTACGGGCTTTCTCTTTCTCGCAATATTTAAGGGCAGCATTACGCAATGATTTAGCAATTAACTTATCTTTATCTTTTTGTTCTAACTTATCCCACTCTTGGAACTTACGGGGATGAGCAACGAACCATAGCCATAACTCTTGCCTAATATCATCACGTTCTAGCATGCCATAACGTTTGTGATACTCAGCAGATAGTTGTTGAACCATCTCACTGTATTCTTCTAGATAATTCACGGAAGATTAATCTCCCCATTGACAATAGGTACTGCATATGGAGTTACCTTATTGCCTGATTGGACTAGGATTCCAATACCATGCTGCCAGTTGGCTGTACCTGCAGATAGGTAGTCAGCCTGTTTCATATCCATCATGTGTCCGACTTCGAGTCCGAACAAGGTGTTGGTCTTGCCATACATGCCAACTGTTTCATGCTGCAGCCCCACGCGATGCGTGTGTCCGCAGACTACTGACTTGCCTAAGCGCTTTGCTAATGACAAGGCTGTGGCCCCTGGAGATTGGGATAACTTGCCTTCATCTCCGTGTGCCATTACCCATCCAGGTAGTAATTCGTGCATCTTATGTAAGTAAGTTACGCCTAAAGAGTTATACCCCAGTAGTTCTTCAATCTCTAATGATTTGAGACTGCTGAACGCTGGGGCATACTTACGAATGTAAGTGTCAATGCGGTCTGTATGATTAGACCGCTGAATATAAAATGGTTTCTTTCCTAATGCTTTTCTAAACTCACCTATAATTTGCTTTGTCTCGTCAATGCCTTGTTGTAGAGTACCTGCGTACTCACCAGCCATGCCCTTGTTCCAACGGCTAGGCTCTGGTGCATCTAGTTCATCACCTACACACCATAGTTCATCTGGTTTATAATCAGATATGAAATCCAGTGCTGCTTGTACTATTGCGTTGTTCTGATACGGTATCTGTAGGTCGCTCAGAATTACGACTCGCTTTTGTTTTGTCATATAAATCGGGTACACCTTCCCATTGTCCACGCTGGACTAGTAACCCAATTATGGCATAGTTTGCAAGGTCAAGTAAGGTATCTTCGATTGATTCGTAGTTCGGCGTGTCGCCTGTATCTACTAGGTTGTTAAGTCTAGCCAACTTGTCATACATGCGTACTCGTAGCCCATTCATTGGTCCACCTGGGGCTCCAGATATATTCATTGGTCCATAGTCTGCATGCTTTTTAAGCATTGTGCTACTGAGTTCATGCAGAATTGCCTGCATATCATCATGGTTTTTCATCAAGCAACTCCTTTAGTTCATCATCCATACTCTCATTTAAGACTTTAACTATCATCTCATTTAGAACATCTTGGCTCTTGCCATACTTAGCAGCCAACATAGTTGCAGCCAGTCCTGTAATAAAGAACTTGGCATCTTCTATCTTGTCTTCTTTGATTAGTTCATAGATGCTTTCTAGAGCATGAAGAATATTGAGATACTTATCTCCGTCTAGTTGTACGGTTACTTTAAAATCTAGGTGCTTAGTATGCTCCCAGAAACTATCATCCAGCGGCAATGCATTCTCTGATTCGTTCGTCAATCCACTCACTCCCTTGTTTGATTATCATGCTGTTTACGTCTTCACCGTCTGGCATGCTAATGATATTAACATTACCAAGTTCACGGCTAATCTTCTTGCCAAACTCTAGCCCTGGCTTGTCGCCATCGGCTAGTACTACAACTGTTTCGAAATCATCTAGAATCTTTGAGTAATGTTTCTTCCAGTTATTTGCTCCAGGAATACCGACTGTTGGATGCTGCGTTTTAACGCTCATCATAATACAATCGAACTCACCTTCGGTCACACATATGTAATCATCGGCAGCAAAGACTGCCTGAGTATTAAACATGGTAGTTTCAGAACCAACTAATCCCATATACTTAGCATCATGTGTACCTGTTAAGTCACGGAATCTAATATCTACCACGCCTGATGGCGTGATATATGGGATGGCTAGTCTGCCAGTATACGGCTCATGCCCTGGCAGCGGGTCTTCTACCAGACCCAGATGAAAGATGCTTGCCTCTTCTACCGAGAGTTGACGGCTTGATAGATACTCTGCCACGTTTTCTATCTTGGCTGCGTATCTCTGTGTTGCCTGTAGCAGAAAACTTCTCTGCGAATTGTTTAGCCTCACTAAAATCAATTCCTTCCTTGTGCATAATTAGGGAATAAGTATCGCCTTTGACACCACAACCGTGGCAGACAAAGGCGTTCTTATCAAAGTTTACTGCTGCACTTGCATGTGTATCTATATGAAAGCAGCATTTCATTTTGCGCCAGCCACTACCGACTGACGGTATATCTGCACCTATGTAATTAAGGTATTCTTCAATGCTTGGTTTCTCCATTGATTGCTCTCTTTAGTAAGTCAAGCCAAACATGAGCAGGTGTAGTGCAATACCATTCGCCAGGACTTCCCCTACCCTTGCGTTTGTGCCACACTACACCTGTCCATGCCCCGTCATTACTCATTTCGGTGAGTAATTCTTCTGTCCATCCAGCAAGGTCCATCTTGCTATGGTTTTTAATTTCAATTGTAACTCCAGGTATACCTGAGATGTCACCTTTGTCTAGAGTTGCACCAGCCAAACGCCTATCAGCGTAGGGAAAACCATTCTCTTTGAGATAGTCACGAACATCACGCTCTGCTCCTGCGCCTTTAGCCTTGGCTGCTTTACTCATACTGTCATTTCTACCTGTCTGTAGTCTCTAACTATATCTTCTAAGTGCATTGATGCTGGGTCAAATGATAGCGATATGTATGTGTTACCAGTTGCATCTGCTTTGCCATAGCGATTCTTAACTGGAGCCACACACAAGTACATATCCATGCCCTGCATCATCTGTCCTACTGTTAGAACCATAGCAGGAATCTGGGCAACTTTGCCTTGCAACGCTGAGCGTGGCTGACACGGATAACCAGGTGCACCTTCCTGCGTATGGTGTAAGACTAACACTGCTGCATTAGTATCACGTGCTAGATACTTTAACTCTTTCATAACCTGTCGCATACCTGCGAACTCTTCATGTCCATCAATAGCAATGTCCATAAGGTTATCTACAACTATAAGGGTAGGACTTCTACCCCATATAGTTTCGAATGCAGATACTTCTTCATCTAAATCACGAAGAGTAGGACTTGGTTCGAATGACCAATACATATTTCCATACTCACGTAAGATTGATTCTGCTGTATCTGGTTGAGTCTTTAGCATTAGTTCTGCTTGTTGTTGTGGTATGCGTGCTCGAAGTGCGAGTAATCGCATAGCCATTGTATGTGCATTGGTATCTGCTGAGAAGTATAATGTTGGTTGTTTTAATCTTGCAGCAATATGCAATGCAATACTTGACTTACCAGCACCAGGAGTGCCAGCAATTACTGTTACTTCTGCACGCCGTAGGATAATTCCTTCTCTAGCAAAGGCTTGGAAAGGTGGGAGTAATGGTTCTCCTCCCACCTCTGCCTTACCTACGCTACGGCGTAGTGTTTTCATATTACTGCTTTGTTTGGTCGGCTACGAATGTTGCAAACTCTGGTGAGTTAGCCTTGACATACTGAGTTGTACACTTGGTTGGGTCGCCTTGTTTAGCAGGGCAGAAGTGTCCTTTGTATGGACCAAACTTACCTGTTAGACCATGAATACGAGTCATAGTTCCATGTGGACACATACGTTGTCCGCCTCCTGCAGGTGCAGGTGATGGGCTGAACGACTCAGTAATGACTGTACCACCCAATGCTTGCGCTGCATAACCAACTGCTGGTGCAATTGGAGTTACACTAGGTGCACTAAAACCAGTGCCACGCACTGCTTTTTCGAGTTCTTCTGTTGCTGATGCAAGAGATGCAAGTGTCATTGCAATAGTCTGGTCGAGTTCATCTGCATTAGATGCACGAACTGTAACCAATGAACCTGCTGCTGACTTAACTGTGATGCTAATTGGTGCTTCTGTGTGAGACATTATTCTCCTTGTATTGGTGTTGATATGTTCTTTTTGTCGCGGTGCTTTCTTACTTTCATGGCTAGTTCAATACCTTTCCAACCATGAACTAAGTCTACAAAGTGTAGAGTACATTGTCCACTACCTGCTGGTAGATGCACGATGATTCCCTTCTCTGTGTTGATGTCGCCCCAACTACCACGGCTTGCGGTAGCAGGGTCATACGGCAAGCCGTGTGCATAAACTGCTAACTGCATGGCAATCTTATTAGGGTAACTAATGCTACCTGTTTTAAGGTCAGAGATAAACTTCTCACCTTTATATTCAACAATTCTATCTGGTGTTCCTGCAATCTTATACTTATCTAAGACGCAGAACTGTTCGATGTGAACGTTGGTAAATTTACTAGTAGCACTAGCATACGCCTGTATGTCTGCTACATAGTCGTCTGGAATTGGACCAAGGTCTTGACCTCTATCTAACTTTTCTGTTAGAGCATGGATTGCAGTACCAATAGTAGCCTGACGAGTAGCGCCTGCTGCTTCCATTGAATCTTCTACTAATTTATCCATCTCTAATTTGTCTTCACGTGCTGCTGATGCAGCAAGTAAAAGGTCTGGTCGTAATGTTAAACCAGTTGCTGCCATGCGTAACTTCCATGCAACAAGAGCAGTGCCATCATCTAATGAACCTGCAACTGTTGTTGTTCTTGTATACGCTATTGGCTTTCCACCTTTGGGTGGAACAATCATTGGTCTGCCGTACCTATCTCTAGGTACTTCTACTTCTGCCATACTTCTCCTTAGATTGGCTAGTGGCGGTAGGACAAGGAGAGAGCCAAAACCTACCGCACACTAGTTGTCCCATCATAGCATAAGGAGCGGCTTATGCATTGATGTCATGTCCGCAGTTGGGACAAAGTTTTTCTTTTCGTTTGTATTCTTCATACATAACTTGGTCTTTGAAATTCTGATGCACGTATATCTTGCATCTATTTCTTGTTTTAATTGTACGTACTATTGCACCTGACTGGTGCAGTACTGACAACACGCCACTTGATGTGCCGTGATGCCATCCAGTTTCTGTCGCTAACTCTTTCCAAGTAGCACCATCAGTGCCTCTACTTTTTAAATATGCTAACGCTATTTGCTGGTTGTTTAATTCCCGACCAGAATACAAATTATCCAACGCTCTCTGTTGGGATGTATCTGTACCTGACCAGCCAGCAGTACCGTTATATGGTACGTAGGCTTGACTCATTATTCTTCTTCAATATCATCTACGTTTACGGAATCAATTGAGGTTGAAACTCCATATAATTCTACCTGGATTTCATCTTCAATCATAGCGACTGCACTGTCTGCATCATCTGCATCTAGGTCGCAGAAACTAACTGAGATTGTAATGCTGCCTGAGTAGGTGCTTTGGATTGCATGGCTGCCGATGTTGTTGAGTAACTCATTGACTTCATCAAGAGTGACTGTTGCCTCACGGTCTGACCATTCACGCTCACTGAAGAAGTCACGTACTTGATTACGAATCTTTGCACTGATGGTGATTTCGTTACCATATTGAGTCTTGTAACTTTCTACTTGGTCAAAGGCTCGAATGATTTCTGCCTCTGTGTAGTTGATTGTAGCGCCTGTGTCTAACTTAACTTGGATTGTATTCATATTTCTTTCTCTCCTTTTTAGTATGAGTTTTCTAAGATAAGACCTAATGCTTTATCCTTTACTTTATCATTGCGTCCACTGAGGGTGGATACCGCAAGGCGTTCGGAGCCACCCGAAGCATGATGGTCAGCGTATTCTACTACTGCTTGCCACATACCGAAGGCTGTGCCACGAATGTTTTCTTGGGTAGGTGATTCGCTATAGATTTCAAATGCTTTATCACGGGCTGTGACTGCAATGGTTTGTTGTCTACGTTCACCTTGTGTGAGCATGTGATAAGGCTTGCCTTCTACTGTAGATGGCAGCGCCCATACACGCTTGAAGAAGTCACGTGCTCTGGCATGAGAAGCCTCACGACTAAGCAGCGTTGCTGATACCTGTTCGTATTGCTCGATTGAATCATAAGATAACTTAATGATATTACCAATTTCAGAAGGTGACAACGTTGCATTGGTTGTGTGCTTCATGACATAGGTATAGTCATTTGTTTTCTTACCAGTAATCAATCGGTTGATTTGATTGGCGCAGAATAAACGCTCAATGATTGGGCGAATACGTACTGAGCATGAACCATCATGTGATGATTGGATAAGTAAGAATGCAGCATGTGGGTCATTGGCTACGTTTACACCAATAGGTAATTCCATAATCATCCAGATATTTGCACCATTATTGTACTCACCTGCTGCTGTATATCTTGCATCACCTGAATCTACCAGGCTATCAAGGGCAGAGAATACTTCCATGTTCTGCACAATCTTATACTTATTACCAACTACACCGATAACGGATTCACCTTCTTCGGTGCGCTTGATAACTGCTTGACGATTAGGTACTTCTAACTTATCAGTTATAGTATCGTATGGAGATACGATTGTCTTACGTTCGACAAACATATCCGATAGTTCAACTGTCCAGTCAAGACCAGCCTGTCGTGCAGCCTCTGATGCAGAGCCTGCATTAACTGCGGTACCTGCCTGTACCCACGCCATTTTGTTTAGGCGATTGATTGCTTTGTTATTATATTCTTCGCTGACTTCTTGCATTACTCTTCCTCTCCGAAGATACCTGCTACTACTTTAGGGTGTAGTTCACTACGCATCTGAGCAAATGATTCCTTTGGCCAACCTGCTCCAAACACACGATGCAATAGTAAAGATAACGAATAGTTATCTTCTGTATTGCTTAGTGTTATAAGTGCTGATTCTGTATCGTTTAGTTCATACTGCATAACTGCTAGTAATGCAGCAGGTGCGTTCATATACTCTGTATCTGTAGGTGCTTTCTCAATTAGCCAGTTAAGTGCAGTTACAAATGGAACTGGGTCTGCTGGGTTAAGCAATCCCAATGCATAGTCACGTACCTGTATATCTGTTAGATAATATAATACATTGACTACAACTTCATCGCTTTGCTTATCAGATTCTGATGCAAAGAACTCTTCAACTAGACGTGCGCCTACTCGTTGTGCTGCTCTGTCTTCATTGCCTACTAGTGTACCTAGTTCTACTAGGTGGTCATTGATTGTCATTGTTAGTGTCATTTGTGCTCTCTCTTTCTGATAGTGTTGTGTTTATCCAGCCGACCATTTTGAATCCGCTGAAACCTATTGTGTCTTGCAGTAGTGACAAAGCCATATCATCATCTGATGCTTCGACTTCTATCTCACATTGTATAATATAAAATGATTTCATACTAATACCATCCATGCTTTCTCCAATGTGACCATGCAACCGATGGCCGTTCATATCGGTGGGCTATATACTCCAGCCCCTTCTCAATCTGGAGAGGGGCTGGGGTTCCAGGTTTAGTTTTTAGAACTTGTGCTATGCCATAAGCACTGGAATCAGGATTGTCTGCTAGGTGATTCCAGGCTGACTCTTTACCCCATAGTTTGGATAGCGCTTTCCATTCAGCCCTACCCCATGATGGATATTCCATAGCCATAAAGCCACGGGCATATGTCTTGGACATACGTGCAGTCCAATAGATGGGAGTCTTGACTTGGATATAAGTTGGGTTTGCTTTTATTTCTTCATGTACTTGCTTGATATATCCTTTAAGTGGTATACCAATCATGCTTGCAAATGTAAGCAATGCTGTCATTATCATTGCTTGATACTTTCTTATCTGCGGATTCATGTATTCTCCTAATCATCAAAGCGTGTATCATGAGCATAGTCTGGGTCTGGTTCATTACATTCACATGCGAATATAAAGTTGCCGCAGAACTCACACTCGTCTTTAAGTGCTACATCATCTCCTTCTAGCCATCTTGGTTCACTCATTGTTCAACCCATATCCCTTCTTTTTCATCAAGTATATTCTCTTTGATTTCCCAGTCACATTCTTCCCAATGGATTTTTAATTCCATAACTGATGAGATTTCATCTATGAATGTTTGAACAATTGCTTCGGCTTGTTCTTTAGTCTCAGCAACTATCTCTATAATAGGGATAGTAAGGTCAGTTGAATAATACTTATTCATAATAGTCCTCTTCTTCTTGTAGCCAAGGCCATAGTCTGTGCTGCTCGACGATTGCCCACGCTGGTGCAGAAGTCGAGCCTTTATATGATACTCCTTTTGGCATATCAATCATGCGGTCTGTCTCTTCTTCCCAGTATGCATTGAGCGCATCTACACATGTCTGCGCCATGAATCTTGGTATTGGTGGATAGAAGTTACTGACTAAATGTATTTCTATTTGATTGCGTAATGGCATATCAAATTCTGATATCTCTTGTGCTAGTTGGCTTCCCATTAGAAAGGTACCTCCACATGGTTGTCTCTGCAGTATTTGTTTTTGTTTCTAATTGTTTGCAAGAACTGTCTGTTCTTTTTAAGTAGTAAATGGTTGGCTACAAATAGCAGTAGCAGCATGACTCCCATGATGGATGCACATACCATTAGGAAGATTGCTTCAGCAATAGATAGATACATAATATACTCTCCTTGTAATATTATAATTGATGGACTCACATTAGTCTGTACGTATACGGGTTTCCCCGCGCACAAAAAAAGGGGAAGGTGAGTGACTGCCTGAGCCACCCACCTTCCCGTCTTTTATGCGTGAACTTCTACCGAATGTACTTCTAACTGTAGTACTGGTGGTCGCTGGTCTTTCTGAGCGATTCCTGGACGGCGGTCAAAGCGAGTCACCATTCGTCCAGTTACTGTGATTGGTAGTGTTACTTCTGTTCCTGCTTTGCTTGCACCGATGATGTCTCCAACTGTTGAGTCGTCAAGGGCTACGATATTCATACCGACTACATATACTGTGCGGTCTGCTGTTCCATCTGATGTACGGGATATGTCACGCTGGTCGAACCAACCTGTGAGCATTGTTCCGCGGTCATTGGTGTATGTCTTGATGTTCTTGATTGTACCTGTTACTGTGATTTCGTTCTTCATTACCTTCTCCTTGTTAGTTAGTTGATTACGTGCTTTGGGCTGATAGCCCCCTGTCGCAAGGCGCAGGGGGACTATCTGCCTTCTTTATCTTACGTTTGTTTCTAGTGGTTTGTCGCAGGATTGGCAGTCGTTGTATATCTTGACTGTCATCATATGGCACCATTGGCACTCAGTCTCTCGTGAACGCTGGCGCATATCGTCCAACTCCCATAGTTCCTCATACACTCCACCGTCCTGTAGTAGTACGATTGGCTCCTTGAATTCGCTATCTCGGTCTGTCCAGTCATGACCACTTGGTTCTGTAACGAGTAGCCATTGGTACTTGTATTGAAGGTTGCCTTCATCTACTAAGCCGTATGCCTTGTCGGTAAGTCGGGCATCGGCTGTATCTACGCATTCGGTACATAGTTGTTCTTGTGCGATACATTCAGGGCAGGTGTTAGTTACTGTGAGTGAATCTGCTTCTGTGTACTGTACTTCTTTCATCTGTATATCCTTTCGTAGTAATATCAACCCCACACGGAGTCTTCGCGTCCGAATCACACCTGTCACTCGGCGAGGGCCGAGCAAGCCCCCGCATGAAATGCTGGGCGCAGAACTGGATAGACGTAGTTTGGGGCATAGATAAGCCCTGCCGCTTATGAAGATTCGGGCGCGGTCTTTAGACGCGGCCAAGCATGGTAATGCGGGAATCGATTGGCAGGGTATGCCCCTGTCTAGCCAGTTTGACTGAGTGTGATACGGTCAGTTGCTGCATTGGTAGAATTAGTCCAGCAATAGGCTGGCAATTCTGCCAATAGCGCAACTAGAAGACTGTGTGTGGTGGTAGGTAATCTGCTGTGCGGCTTCAGACGCACCAGATTACACAACCCGCTTAGCAGTTAGGCAGTCAGTGCCTTGCACTGCTGGCTAACATCTTTTGCTAAGCGGAAAATTTAAGTCATTAGCCATCGGCAGGCTGAGGGTTTGGGATACTTCCCAATTGTATTGGGGTAGCCTGTCAGTTATGCAGTCGCAGTCTATATATGCATTTAAACTGGGACGCAGACATATTGTTTTACTGCGGCCTAGACTGCTGTCTGCTCAGCAATCCAGACTATAGTACTACTGCACGGCAGTATTGAACTATCTGTGGGTCGATTAGACCCCAGATTGTTTAATTTGTTTCTGACTATAGTAGAGTATCTCTACCAAAAATATTTCTGTACAATAGTACCCCCCTTCTGAACAGGTCTTTTAATATATTTCTATCCTAAATGTTCGTTTGACCTGTTTGAACGGATTAATATATAGTAGACAGTAAAATAGATTCGTAAGTCTTTTTATAGCCTTACTCATCCTGTTACAATAGTCTGTAATAATCTGTTACAAGGCAGGTGTACTCTGTCCAAAACTAGGGGATGAAATGACGTTTATAAAGGGGCCTGATAACGCCAAGACCCAGAAGTCGGCTGCCGATAAGCAGCAGGTGCTTGACCTGGTATCTGAGGGAATGTCCTTGGCAAATGCTATGGCTAAGGTGGGCAAGAAGCCCGATACGGCGCGAGTATGGATTCTTCGAGATGCCGACTTTGCTCGCCGTTTAGAACAGGCTAAGATAGACTCTAAGTCCAATTCCCTAATGGCCCTTGGTATCCCCAAGGATGAGATTACCTTTGCTCAGTTCTCGGAACTATACTTAGGTTCTAAAGTATTTCCCCATCATCAGGACTGGATTGATTTGATAGAAGGCGATGAACCTTCTTGGCTCCACCCCTCTATGACCTATGACCCAGGGGATGCCACCCGTATGCTGGTCAATGTACCTCCAGAGCATGCCAAGTCCACTGTGGTTACAGTGAACTATTCAACCTATCGTATCGCCATCAACTCGAACGTCCGCATCATTGTGGTTTCTAAGACGTTGAACAAAGCACGCGAGTTCGTATACTCTGTTAAGCAGAGATTGTCTCACCCCCGTTACCAAAAGATGCAAAACACCTTTGGTCCTGAAGGGGGTTGGAAAGCAGACTCAGATACCTGGCGTGTAGATACCGTCTACCTTGGTGGCGATGCGCGTGATTCAAGTGAGAAAGACCCAACCATTCAAGCCCTTGGTATGGGCGGTCAGATTTACGGTGCTCGTGCTGACCTGATTATCCTAGACGACTGCATTACCACTTCCAACGCCCATGAGTATGAGAAGCAAATCAACTGGCTGCAGAAGGAAGTTATTACCCGTCTGGGCAAGAACGGTAAACTCCTTATCGTAGGAACCCGTATTGCACCTACTGACTTTTATAAAGAACTGCGTGACCCGAAGTATTGGTCAAACGGAAAGAGCCCATTTACCTATATGGGAATGCCTGCGGTTTTAGAGTATAAAGAAAAGAAAGAAGATTGGGTTACACTCTGGCCTAAGTCTGACATCCCTTGGGATGGAGACGATGATACTCCAGATGAAGAAGGTTTATATCCTAAATGGGACGGGCCAGCCCTTCACAAACGACGCGGTGAAGTTACCGCCTCTACCTGGGCGCTGGTCTACCAGCAGGAAGACATAGCAGAAGATTCTATTTTTGCTGCTCCTCTGGTACAAGGTTGTGTAAATGGAATGCGTAAGCGCGGACCACTTGACCCAGATAAGCCAGGACATCCTGCCCAAGTGCGTGGTTATACCATCATTGGCTTTGACCCTGCTATGGCAGGCCACTCTGCTTTTGTGGTTATTAACTACAACGCCCTCGATGGTCGTATATATGTTCTTGACTGCATCAACATGGGCGAACCTACCCCGCAAAAGATTCGCAATACCATTGAAGAGTTGGTTGAAAGATACCGACCTAATGAATTGCGTGTAGAAATTAACGCACACCAGAAGGGTTATGCCCTAGATGATGATTTGCGTAACTGGCTTGCCCAGTATGGTTGTGACTTAAAGCCACATTTTACTGGTAAGAACAAATGGGATATCAACCTAGGTGTTGCCTCTATGTCAAACTTCTTTGGCACACTCCGTGAAGGTAAGTTCCAAAACAACAACTCAATTGAATTTCCTTCAACCGATGGTTCAGAAGGTATGAAAGCCTTGCTCCAACAGTTAATGACGTGGAGACCAAACACTAAGGGTAAGACTGACTGTGTTATGGCTTTGTGGTTTGCAGTCTTGCGTGTGCAAGAACTTATGCAGGCTGCATCATTTACAAACCGATATAAAGAAAACCGTTGGGCTACCAAGGCTCAACTGTCAAAGAGACAATCAGTTAACCTAGACGCTGCCTATCAAGAGCAGTGGCAGGATATGTATGGATAGGAATAGCCTTGTTAACAATTAAGCAGATTGCTGCGCGAGTAGAATCGCTAAAGGATAGGTCGCGTGAGCGCGATAGCCGTCACGAAAGCGTTCTTGCTGTGCGTCAGGGTAACATTGCTGGGCTATACCCAGACTTTTTTCCAGATGGTATTGATGCCAACGTTGTTGCTAACTTTATTGATATTGTAGCCCGTGACCTATCTGAGGTTATGGCACCACTTCCTGCCATCAACTGCTCTGCAATTAACCAAGCAGAAGATAAGCCACGTAAGTTTGCAGACCGTCGTACTCAGATTGCTGCGAACTATTTTATTAATTCAGATTTACAAGTACAGATGTATACAGGCGCAGACTGGTACATCACATTTGGTTTCGTCCCGTTCATTGTTGAATTTGACGAAGAAGCAGGGCTGCCACGTATTCGCATAGAAAACCCAGTGGGGGCTTACCCAGAGTTTGACCGCTATGGGCGTTGCATTGCCTTTGCTAAGAAATACCGCATGTCAATAGCCGAAATTATTGCTCAGTTCCCTGAGCATGAAGAAGCGATTTTAGGTCGCGATGGTTATGACCAGAATATGAATTCAGAACTGACAATCATTCGTTATTACGATAAAGACCAGTCTGTTATTTATATCCCAGACCGCAATAACCTTGCTGTGTCTGTGGCGGAAAACCCAGTTAAGAAGATGCTAGTCCACATTGCACGTCGTCCATCTGTTGATGGACAAATGCGTGGACAGTTTGATGATGTACTTGGTATTCAGTTGCTTCGCAATCGTTTTGCATTACTTGCAATGGAAGCAGCAGAGAAGTCAGTACAGTCACCTATTGTCTTGCCTAGCGATGTACAAGAGTTTGAGTTTGGTGGCGACGGAGTTATCCGTACCAACAACCCTGCTGGTGTACGCCGCGTAGAACTTCCTGTTCCTGCAGGTGCATTTAGCCAGCAGCAAACACTTCAGCAAGAACTTCGTACTGGTACACGTTATCCAGAGTCAAGAACTGGTAACGTTGATGCTTCAATTATTACGGGACAGGGCGTTCAAGCCCTTATGGGTGGCTTCGATACACAGATTAAATCTGCACAAGCCATCTTTGCTTCAACATTTAAAGATGTTATTACAACATGCTTTATGGTTGACGAACTAGTATTTGATTATAAGAAGACAATTCGTGGAGTAGATTCAGGTGCACCATATGCACTTGAATATCTTCCATCAAAGGACATTAAGAATGACTATTCTGCAGATGTTCGCTATGGCATGCTGGCTGGACTTAATCCAGCACAGGGCCTTATTTTTATGCTTCAGGCGTTGGGCGGCGATTTAATTTCCGTAGACTTGGCACAGCGAGAAATGCCATTCGGAATTAACGTGACACAAGAACAAGAGAAGATTGAAGTTGAAAAACTTCGTAAGGCTCTCATTGGTTCACTGCAAGCATATACACAAACCATCCCACAATTAGCATCTCAGGGACAGGACCCTCTACCAATCATTCAGAAGATTGCTGCTGCAATCAAGGGACGTAAGGCTGGTAAGGCGATTGAAGATGTTATTGAGGATGTGTTTACTCCAGAGAATCCTCCTGCTGGAACTCCAGTTGAGCAAACCGTCCCCTCTGCTCCTGGCGCTCCAGTAGGAGGCGCTTCTGCACAGGCAGGACCACCAGATTTGCAGATGTTACTAAGCCGTTTGACATCAAGTGGAGAGGCATCTGGTTCAGCGCAAGTAAGACAACAACGAGTTATATAGGGGGTAAATCATGGCACCGCGCAAAAAGCCTACTAAAACTAAAGTTAAAACAGTTCTTAGTGATGATTACTCCATACTTGAAAAGTACTGCATTAGCCTAAACGAATACTATAAGGCTTTGCGTGTTGCTGGTTTTCCAGTTGATATTTGCATAACAATGATACAGGACAAAGATTCATATCCTGATTGGATACTTCCAGATATTCCAAACAAAATGAATCCACTTAAATATGTAGACGATGATGATGAGGATGACGACTAATGTCAATGATGCAACCAACTGGTCAGCAAGGCGGCTACCGCAAGCCAGAAAACCCAGCACCTGCATCAGGTCCTGGCGCACTCTCGCAACGTACAGATGGTGGTCCAGCGCAAGGCGCTAAGTACATGTCTGGTATGCCATATGGTCAGAACACAATGGACCAGCAAACTGCTGCTCCAATGTCAGGTGGTGCACCAGTACCACCAACTCCAAGAGTTGCTCCTATGCCAACACCATTAATGGCTCCTACCGAACGACCAAATGACCCAATTACTTCTGGTATTGATATTGGCGCTGGTCCTGGAAGTGAAGCACTTAACATTCCAGATTCAGAACCAACACTTGCTGCTACCATTAAAAGAATTGCACAGTTTGACAATAGCGGTGAAGCAGAAATGCTTTATGCTATTATTTCTGAATATGGGTACTAATGGCCCGCATAATTGACCCAGTTGTAGGCGAACTTAGTCCTAACATTTATAATGCTGCACAGGCTGCAGGTCTTTCAGATGCTGGCGCTAAGATGATTGAGCAGTTTTCTTTTACTGTAAAGAATGCTAAGCGTCTGCGTAATATGGATGCAAAGCAGGCTAAGCAACAGTTTGAAGCGCTAGATGAAGATGCACAAGAACTTATTCGTGCTATGTACCCTACTGCCGAGTTTGCAAAAGAAGACCAATCTTTACTAAAGAAAACTTTGGCTATAACTTCAGAAGTTGCTAAGGCTGCTGCTTCACCAATTGTTATGACTTTTCAGGTTGCTGGTGTATATGGTAAGGCAATTAACACACCATATTCTGTTGCTCGCCAGGTTAACCAAGGTGCTCCTTTGTTTTCAAAGAAAACGTGGTCAACAGCCTACGCTGGAAAAGAACTATACGATAAAGGCGCTATCTCTCGCCTTGAAGAAAAGTATGGTGCTGAATATGTATTGCTTGCTAAAGGACTTCTTGCTGGCAAAACACCTGGTGAGGTTATTGAAGAGTACGGTAAAGTTGATGCTAAGATTACGACTGCTATCGCAGACGCATTTGATAATTCAGCAAAGTTTAATTTAATCCTTGAAGATGTTAAGTATGCACAAACATCACCAGGTCGTGACATTGCTCGTAAAGGACTAGAAGCAAAACACGACCCAACATATAAAATGAATCCTATACTTAAGTTTTTTATAGGAGACCTTGCTGACCCAAAGGTTGCTAAGCAATGGCAAAAGGCTGCTAAGAAAAGCACTGGCAGCATTGATGCTGTATATCAACTTGTAGTTGACCCACTTACTTATATTACTGGTGGTACATCAAAGGCTGCTACTAAGGGTGCAGCGTATGCAGAGTTGGTTACAAGAGAAGCCAAGGATGGCAACTACATTGGAGCAGTCAAGCAAATCTTTGCAAAACCAGATGTAAAAGCATTATGGGATGGCGAACTCGGAGTTTTAATAAAAAGGTTTTCAGAGGCGGAAGACAGTGCAGTACAATCTGTTACCTATCGCGAGATTGCTCAAAAATATCCAGGATTTAGCAATTTTGAAACAGTAAATATACTTGCAAGAAATCTTGAAACTTTTGACGCAAATGGTGCTGAAGCATTTTTTACTAAAATTGTAAATGCTCAAATGCTATTGGGTGGACGCGTAGATGGTATTACATTCCTTCGTAATGGTATTGCAACTGCTCGTAACCAACGTCAAATTAGCGGTGGTATAGCAGTAAGTGCAGACGCTTTTTTTAATCCAAGTGCTGCATCAAGGTCTGTTGTAGATAGAATTGATTCTTTACAGGCAAAAGGCGCAGAGGCTGCTGATATTCTTAAAACAGTTGGCGATGATATTGATAAAGGCGTAAACGTAGCAGGTATTCAGCGGTTTACTGATATTGATGCCGATGTTAAAAGGGCTCGTCGTATTGCAGAAGTTACTGGACGCATGATGTCTCGTAGCCCTGGTGGTTCTAGAATCCTGTTTGGTGAAGATGCAATTAAAACTGCAGAAACATTCCGTCTTGTAGCACGTCAGGCGTTTACACGCGATGTTGCAGACTATGTAACCTTTGAGTTTCTTAAGGCATCTACAAATGAACAGGTTGTAATCTTGCGTAATCTTTATGCAACGATTATGCATAGATATGGTCTACATGGCACACCAGAAGGTCGCACCTTTATGGATGAGATTCTTAATAAAACATTTAACAACCAGTCTGGTATGACAGCAGTAGCACGCACTGAAGTTCCAACTGAATTTATTGACGATATTAGCGAGCATGTTGTTCGTGTTGAAAATGATATTCCATTCTTGCAGGCTCGTGGTGCTATTCAACCTAGCCAATTGGCTGAAGGTGTAGCAGTTCTTCCATACGAGCAAATCATTCAAGTTGCTGCAATGACCCGTCGCAAGAACTCTATCCCAGCACTATTTGATGGTGCTACACGTAACAAATATATCAGCGAGTTTGTTAACTTCTGGACTATCTATACTCTTTTTCCACGTCTAGGTATTCGTTCTGCTATTGATGAAACATTTATGTATGCACTTAGTGCACCAGCACAAGACCTTTTGCGTTTTGCTAGGCCATCAATTAGAAAAGAACAAGCAGTTCTTACAGCCCTTACTGGTTCTAAGGCTGCAGTTGGTCCAATTAAGCGTGGACTTAACAGAGTATTTCGCAAAGGTGGAGCAGAAGAGCGTCTTTCTATTGAAGAACGTATTCGTATTCCACAAGAAATTGCTGAAAGAAATGGTATTCCAGTAGAAGAAGTTACCAACATGATGATTCGTGAAGAATCTGTTGCGCGAGTCTTCGCAATGTATGGTGTAGATGAAGCAGTTGGTAACTTTAAATGGATTAAAGAAGCCTTTATTTACCATCCTGATGCTTTAAATTCTATGGCTTCATCTGTTGCAGCCCGTTCATCCCTTTCAGGACGTATTGATAAAGAAATTATTGATGCAGTCTTTACGCAAAGTACACTATCTCAGGCATTAGCGGATGTATCTGTTAAAACTGGGCGTAAGTTTCGCCCACTAAACGCTGAATTGCTCCGTAGAACAAATGATAAGTACTTAACACTTGCACACTTTGACCAGTTCTTCCGTAGATTTGTGGCTAACTCTAGAACAATTGCACCTGGTGTAGTTGTTGATCCAGTAACTGCATTCTTCCGCAACAATGGTCTTAAGACTTCACAAGATTTTGCTATTGCTCGTACAGAAATGCTAGAAATTCTTGGCGTTAAGTATGACTATCAGATTAGGCAGTTCTTTATTGACCCTAAGCGTGCAGATGATGTAAAGAAGTTTCTTAATGAGTTTGGTGATACCACTGGTTTCCGCCAGCGTGGTGTTGCAGATGCTGATATCGCACGTATTCACGTAGAAACAATGCTACTTGATATGCGTACATCATTTCATGGTGGACCAAAGTCCTTTAACGATGAACTATTTAACCTAGTTGCTTCAAAGCATAACGCACTTGTTAGATATGAAATGGAATCTGGAGCCACCGTTGGTGGTAAATGGTCTAAGTCAAGCGGCAATGTATCTTTTGAAGAGTTTGAAAAGGCTACAGTAGGCATGAGACTACAGGGCGAGATAAATACAGCCATTGAATTTGTTGAATTAATTCCAAAGGCAGAATTGCAAAGCCTTTGGGGTAGACATGGTGACTTCCTTATGGAACAGATGGACCGCCAAGTTACTGGTATCTTCCGTCAGCCAGCAGTTATATCAACCTATACACGTCTTCGTGAAGGTTATACTGGTTTGCAAGACGAGTTTGCTCGCATGACCAAGAGGACATTGCTAGAAGAAAACAAGAACATGTCCGAAGAGGTAGCAGATAGTATTGCTACTAGCCTTGCTGCAAAGCGTTATACAGAAATTGCAATGAATGAGGCAGTAGATTCTGTTCTAAAGTATGTAGATAATCCTGCTATTCGTTCTAATCTTGCAGTATCTACTAGAACTGTGGCACGTTTCTATCGTGCAACAGAAGACTTCTGGCGACGTTATTATCGCCTTATGCGTGATAAACCACTACAGGTTATTTATCGCATGCGCTTAGCGCATCAAGGACTGTCTGCTCGTGGTGAGATTTACTATGATGATGAGGGTGAGCCATACGTAGTATTGCCTACAGACACGATTATTAATTCATCTGTTGAACCAGTAATGCGTAAACTAACTGGTGGTGCATTTAAGGTTCCAGCATTTAATGATGTTACTCTTAAACTGCGTTTGATTAACCCATCGTTTTCACCAGAGGCTGGTCAGCCTGGACTTAGCGGTCCAGTTTCTGCACTATCTTTTATTGCCTTTAGGTCTCTTATGGGTTATGCTCCAGGACCACTAGATGGTCCTGCCGAGTATATGGCAGATGAAATAGATACTTATGCACTTGGTTATCTTGGAGATAACATTACAGTGCAGCGTGCAATAACACCGCTATTCTTGCAGAATATACGTGACATACTTCCACGCCAAGAAATGTCACGACAGGAAACAACTGCTGCATTTCAGGCTATTGCATATATTCAAGCATTTGGTGATGAAAGCATTCAACTTCCAGAGAATGCTACAGACCAGCAGAAGCATGACTTTATTAAAACAGTTAAGATTGCAGCCCATAACGTAATTGCTATGCGTGCAGTTCTTGGAATGATTTCACCAATCTCTCCAACACTACGTGAGAGCAAGGGTATTCCTAGTTATATTAAGGCTACTGGCATTACAAGTATGCGTGCTGAGTTCTTTGACATACTTGCTGGTATTGAAAAGACTGAATCTGATGAAGTCTTTGACCCATACGAACTAGCAGTTGCTATGTTTGTTGGCAAGAATCCTAATAAGATTATCTACACAGTATCTCGTAGCGATAAAAATACTAAAGTTCTTATTGATAAGACAGATGCCGTTAAGAAGTGGTCACAGTTTAACAAGAACACAATTGCCACCTATGGTGAGGTAGCCTACATCTTTGCTCCACAGGTAGGCGATTACACAGCAGATGCATATAACTGGCTAGAGGCTAATGAGTTAATCTCTAGCCCTACGCTAGAAAAGTATCTAGATAACGTGCAGACTGCTAGAGCGAAACAGCAATACTTTGATATTGAACGTCAAGAACGTGAACTACTTTCTACAGTAGGAAGTATTCCAGAGCGTCGTGCAATTATTAAGCGTTCAACCAATGCTCGTCAGCAGATTAAAAATGCTAACCCATTACTACGCTTGTCACTTGAAACAGGTGGCTTTGAGGTAGCAACTGAAGAGAAACTACTTAGTTCAGTAGAAGAGATGCTTCTTAATAAGCAAGCACCTATCTCTGCTGACACAAGACAGCGTATGGCTATGGCAACAAAGATGGTTCGCGAGTTTATTTCATACTCTACTGACCCAGAGATGAGACTTATTTGGAACTTTACAGATGCTAAACGCGCTAAGCGTGAGGCTATTGAAAAGGCTTTGGAGCCTTTAATTCAATTAGACCCAGCAGTGCGTGAAGCAAACAGGGCTATCTTTTCATCAATTCTAGGATTCTATTCTCGTGATACATATTCAATCGGAGGTAACTAATGGCTGATAACACGCAGACCCTCAAAGACATGGCTGAGGATTTTGGTGGAGCAGATGCCAAATATGTAGTTACACAATCAGGTAACACTTGGATTCTAAATTCAACTGATGGAACAGGTGAAAGATTCCTTTATATTGATTCAAAGGGTGATTACCAAGTTCTTAATGCTGACCAAGTTCGCCGCTCATATATTACAAATGCTGGTGGTACTGCTGGTATAGATGCTCTTCGGACTAAGTTGTATAAAGCCAACTATATGAACGAAACAGAGTTTAAACTTAAAGATGCTACTGCATTCAATAGAGCAATTATTGATGCGGCTCGCAATGTAAGCGTTGAGGCTGTAACTAACTATACGGATATGGCTACTCCGCTTACCCAGTCATTTGATTCATGGCTAAACAAGCGCGTTGCAATGGCTGGTTCATCTGGTCAACCAGATTCAGGTATCAATCTTACAACTCGTATGGAAACCAATCAAGATATTGATGAGTTCTTTACAGAGTATCTTGGTCGTAAAGCAACAGAGGCTGAAAAGACTGACTACTACAATAAGGTAAATGCCGAAGAGAAGAAGGCTGTTCGTACCGTTAAAGTTGTAGGTGGCAAGCAAGTTTCTACTGGTGAGCAATTAGATGCTACAGATTACTATCGTATTCGTGCATCAGTTCTAGCGCCTGTAGTTAAAGGTACAGCAATTGAGGATATTACCAAGGGTAATGGAAAGATTGCACAAGATGTTGCAGAACTAAAGGCTTTTGCTGCCGACTATGGAGTTAAACTAGATACCAAGCAGGCACTTGACCGCGTTATTGGTGGATTAAAGCCAGGCGGAGCCCTTACAACTGGTAAGTTAGATGCAGAAAAAACTTCTATTCGAGAAATGTCTAAAGCATTCTATGGCAAGTTGGCACCACTTATTGACCAGGGTGTAAAGATTTCAGATATTGCAAACCAGTTTGCGTATTACAAGGGACAAATGCTTGAACTACCAGATACTGCAGTTAGCGTATTTGATGAAGATATTCAGGCAGCACTAAAAAATGATGGTAAAGATGGAGTTATGTCCCTTACCGATTATCAAAAGTTTTTACGTACAAACCCAAAGACCAAGAGTGTTTGGTTAAAGA